AAAATTGCAAAAATGTAACATTTGATTGTAATATTTCACATAGAAAGTATTTTGTTTATGGTCAAAATCTAATTGGAACTACTCACGGAGATGGTGCAAAAACACAAGATTTACCTTTGCTTATGGCTAATGAAAGTAAAGATTGGAGTAATTGTAAACATAAATACATATATTTGCATCACTTTCATCATAAAGTAGCTAAAGACTATATGAGCGTTTGCGTTGAGGCTTTGAGAAGTCCAAGCGGTACAGATAGTTGGCATCATCGTAACGGTTACGAACACGCTCCAAAGGCAGTAGAAGGATTTATACATAGTAAAGAACACGGGCAAATCGCCCGAATTACGCATTTATTTTGAAAACATTAGAATCATTAATTACAAAATAGTATAACTTAAAACTTAAACATTATGAATGAAGAAATCAAACAATTAATAACTAATACTATAAAAGACTTAGTAAGTGATTTTTTGTATTACGACCGAAAAGAAGATGAAGATTTAGGGTTAGATGAAATTAAATACGCTTTTGAAAATAAATTAATAACTATTGATGAATGCGTAGAAATTTTCAAAAATGACAGATTGTATTGTATGTTCTTACAATGAAAAATATTATAAATAAAAACAATAATAATGAAAAAAACACTAATAACACTATCTGCACTTTTGTTAATCGGATGTAGCGCTCGTAAAGTAAACAAAACAGAAGCAAAAGAAAATACAGAAATAACGCAAACGGTTAAAGAAGAAAGTAAAACTGATATAACCGAAAATACAGAAGTAATCGATACATCAACAACGGATGAAATAGAGCTAATTCCGATTGATAATACACAACCGATTATTTATAACGGTAAAAAAGTATATAACGCTAAAATAAGGCACAAAAAACAAAAAAACAATATAACTACCAACAAAGAAAAAAAAGTCGCTAAAAACGAAAATAGAGAGGTAAAAACAGATATAGAAACAAATAAAAAAGAATTTAATAAACAAACCGAAAAGCAAAGTAGTTTTAATTGGTTGTGGATTTTGTTTATTCTTTTTTTGATTTTGCTGGCTTGGTGGAAGTGGAAAAAATATTTTAGGTAAAAAAATGGAATTGTTTAGAATAAATAAAAAACCAAGAGGCTATATTGTTGAGGTTTGCGTATCGAAATGGTATTTTTTTGGTTTAAAAAAAGTTTGGAAGCCTTATATAACATCGGCTGGGTTAGATTGCGCTTGGCATCATCAAAGCTATGAACACGCTTTAATTAATTTAATAGACAAAGTTAAAAATGATGTAAAAATAAACCCTCTTTAGTTAGAGGGTTTTTGTTTATAAAAAAGTTACTTTTAAATTCCAATTAGGAAAAGGATGTTTTACTAAATTTCTAACTAAATCTTCTCTTGCAGAAAAATTAAATTCATAGTTTAATTTAGCTTGTTTCTTTTCGTCTTTTGTAAAATAAGAATTAGCTAAAACCATATAATTAGTCTTGTCTTTATTAAAAAAGAAATTTCTAACTATTTTAGTTCCGTTTTTTTTAGATTCAATTTGATGCGTAATAATTGTTTCCATAATATCTAAATTTTAAAGTTAATCAAAAATAATTAATTATTTTTAAACAACCTAACAAAATAATCATTATCTTAGCAAAGATTCATAATTTTAGGTTTTAGGTTGATTAACCCCTCTTTGGCTAAGTTAAGCATTGAGGGGTTTTTTGTAAAGGGTTTTGTTCTTTGTTTATAAGGGTTTAAATGGGTGAGTTTCGCTTATACAATAGTTAAGCAAAATTTGCTTCGCACCGAGCGTTTCGCCTCGTTACACAAGGCTACCAACACTCTAATTTTGCTTAACGCTCCGAGTTTCACTCGATGCACGAAGCAAACTTCTCTTAACAGAGCGTTTGCTAAATTCGTGCCTCTGTGATTGCTACCAGTTCTTAAATCAATAAATTGATTACGAACTTCGCAAACACTCGGAGCGTTATGCGTAATGGCTACTCTTCGTGCAAATCAAAGGGTTCACCATCAATTTCATCAAGCATCCAGTTTTCATCTTCATTATCACCACCGTTAGCGATTATTGCCATTGGCGTTCTATCGTTAGCTATTTCAATAGCTTCTTCAAGCGTTTCTGCTTCAACTTTTGTGTAAACGCTAACGGTTACTTTTGCGGAAATTAAAAATTCTTTCATTTTGTTTTCAAATTAAATTCAGTGCTGATAAACCGCCCAGCACATAACAGCGGTTTGTAGCAAAAAGGGCTACTCCAAATATTTTATAATGTTTTTTAAAACATCTATATCATCATTAAGCAAACCTATTGCTCTATTGCAATTATGACAAAGTAAACCTCTTATTTTACCTGATTTATGACAATGGTCAATTGCAAGTCTTTTATTTAGTTCTTCTTTACCACAAGTCGCACATTTGTTTGACTGCTTAGAAAGCATATCTGAATATTCAGATTCTGAAATCCTATACTTTCTTTTTACTTCTCTTATGTATGATTTTAAATGGTTTTTGTTCTTATTTTTTTCGTAAGACTTTTTAGATATTTCAAGTCTTTTCTCTTTATTCTTAGCATCCCAAGCCTTTACCCTTTCTTGTCTACAACTATTACATTCTTTTCTTTGGTAGCCGTTTTTTTCAACTCTAAATTCAGTTGTATTTTTTTCTTTGTTACATTTTGAGCAAATCATATTTCCGATGTTTTGTTGCTACAAATATAGGTATAAAATTAATACAAACCCAATTTATTTTATGACGTGCTACATTCGTCATTTGTAGTTCTAATCGGCAGTAGTGCAAGGTTGAAACTGCGTGCTTCTAATCCCTTTCAGCTACAAGCCGCAAAACGTTACCCTCTAACAACCTCTCTAATTTCATCAACAACAATATTTGTTAATTGCTTTTCATCAAACCCAAGCAATTTTCCAAAAGAAACAAATCTATCTACATCGATGTTTTTTGTTTTTTCGTATTGTTTAATTTGCTGGTAGCTAACGTCTAATATACGTGCTATTTCAGCTTTTTCTTTTCCCGATAATTTAAATAGTTTTTTATACATGGTTTTACATTTTTAAATTTAAAATTGCTGAATTGGTTATAAAGTACTTAAAAAATCTTCTATCTTTTTTAAAGATTCTTTTTTAAATTTAGTTTTTGCAAAAGCCTCAATGTCTTTTCTCATTAAAGAAAGTATTTATACAATCTTATCTTGCTGTTCTTTTACTGTTAAGTTTTCATTTTCTTTTCCTCCAACAATTTTCCAAATCATTGACATATAATGTTGTTCCATAATCTTATTTTTTAAGTTTTGGCAATTTTTTAAAGTTTTTGCCGATGGTTAATTTATTAGTTTCAACAAATATAATAATTATTTTATTAGTATTTACAGTTTTAGTAATTTAGAATTATTCTAAATAACTTGTAATGCGATGTATCTATAATTTTTATCTTTCTTTAAGTTTAACCATTCGCCATAAGTTGATTCCTTATCAAATTGTTTTCCGTTTTCTTTGTGAAAAGCACGAATAATTATAGGTGTGTTTAGTGGTAAAACGGTTGTGGTGGCTTCTTTTTTACTCATAAACCCCAAATAAGCATTAAAGCATCTCTTTGCTCTTGGTTAGTTCTTTTATCGATTTTAGTTATTTGCTTAAAAAATTCAGCATTTACTTTTGACCGTGTTGGTTTTACTTCGCAAAAGTTTATATCCAAATAAACACACATCTGACAGATTAATTTTGCTACTTGATGATTTGCTCCAGTTCTTTGTCCTATTTGCGCATTTATAGAATTTGTACCGTTTGTTTTATGCCAGTTTCCTTTATTTAAATAACCAGCTTCGATGTAAACCATTAAATCCTCTTTTTCATTTTCTTTTCTAAGGTTTTCAAGTGATGAAAAAAGCTGAAAAAAGTGCATATTAGATAATTTAATTTCGCCTTTTGTTTTAAAAGCAAACCCCGATTTGTCTACATCGGGGTCTATACCTATTAGTATTTTATTTTTCATTAGAATAAAGTTTCTTGTTTTATAGATTCTTTAAATCTTTTTTCAGCTTCTTTTAAGTTTAATTTAGCTTGTTTAAAATAACTATCTTTTAATTCTATACCTATTGCTTTACGCCCCATAGATACAGGACTAAAAACCTCGCTACCAACACCCATAAAAGGCGTTAAAACAACTTCATTTGGATTTGAATACAACTCTACCAACCTATCAATTACATCTAATTGTAATGGATGTACGTGTTTTTCGTCGTCTTCTTCTTTTGAATCTCTAAAAGGTAAAACATTATCAATTCGTATATCATCCCAAACGCTTGAAGCATATCTTTGCCAAATGTAATGATTTAACTTAGTTATCTTATCCTCTTCATTTATATTATTTAAATGTTGCCAAAGTTCAACTTCGTTTAAATCAGAATTATTAGCGTTATTCCAAGCTCTTAAAATATTTGGTAAAATAGGAACTTCTCCAGCGTAATGATTAATACCAAAAGGATGTGTTACAGGTATTTTATTTTCGCCCTTTTTTGTAAATATCAAAACATAATCAGGCATTGCTGTAAAACATTTTGTGCTGTCTTCAACAATAAATTTATGCATTAAACTTTGCACCATTGTACGCATTCTAACTTTTAATGGCTCTTTCCAAATAGTTATACGGTTTCTATATTCAAATCCATATTTTTCGTGTAGTTTAATTATTTCGTGTGGAAAATCCCAAAGACGACAAGTATTATCAAAAACATCTGTACAATGTACTGCTGTAATTCTACCGCTTTTTGTAACTCTTGCAATCTCTTTTATTAAAAATTCGTATTGCTGTAAAAATTGTTCTTTAGTTTCGCAATTACTAAAATCGTTTTCACTACTTGAATAATTATATAACCCAGCAAATGGTGGACTATAAATTGAAAGGTCTATACTTTCATCATTTAAAGTAGGCATAACTAACATACAATCGCTATTGTAAATAGCATAGTTATCTGTAATAATTTGGTCTTTAACTTTGTTTTTCATTTTTATATAAATTTAGGTTTAATTATTTCTTTATTAAATTCTTTTACTTTGTGTTCAAATGAACGATTAACATTTTCAGTTAAGTTTTTATGTAATTGTATTGCTTTTTGTGTTTTTTGTTCTAAGGCTTCTAAAACCCTTGTTTGTCCGTATGATATCACCATATCAATAGTAACATCATTCTTTTGGCCAAAACGCCAAAAACGTCTTATAGCTTGGTAATATTGTTCATAAGACCACGTAGGAAAAAATACAGAATGATTACAGTGTTGCCAATTCAAACCCATAGAAGTCATTTTTGCCTTTGTTATAAGCCTTTCAATTTCACCATTAGCAAACGCCAAAAGTATTTCTTCTTTTTTATCGATTGACTGACTGCCTATAATTTCAACAGCGTTTTTATCACTTTCTTTTAAAATCGTACTTTCGTTATTAGTGTTGCACCAATAAACAGAAACTTTATCTTTTGCAAGTTCAACAGCTTTTTCACATCGTTTTTGTTCTGTTTGTTTTTGTTCATGTCTAACCTCTGTCATAGACTTTGCAATAGGTGTAAACATTTGTATTTGACCATTAACATCAATTAATGATTGATTTTCGATTACGTGCTTATTTATAATCAATTCAGGCAAATTATATCTTTCATTACTAAATCCTAAATCACTTGGCATTTTAGCCATAATAGACCATTGATTAACCCATGCAAAAAAATCTTTTTCAGCGTGTGGTTTTAAATAGAATTTTTCGCCAATATTTCTATTATTACTATCTACTGAATTTTGATTGTTTTTAAAAAACTTCCCTAACATATCCATATATCCCATATATCCCAACGCTTCGGAGCTTGTTCCTAATTCTATAAAATCGTTTGGGCTTGGTGTTGCGGTTGACAAAAAACGATAAGGTATTTTTTTTACAAAAGATGTAACTTCTTGTTTAATTTTACCATCAAAATTTTTTAAAATACTACTTTCGTCTAAAATAACACCCTCAAAATCCTTTTCATTAAAATAATGCAACCGTTCATAATTACAAACAACTATTTTTTTAGTATGTTTTCCGTCTTTTGAGTATTCAATATCATCAATTCCTAACTTTTCAGCTTCTAAAATAAATTGAAACGCAACAGCTAAAGGAGTTAATATTAAAACCTTTTTATTAGTGTGGTTTACTATGTTTTTAGCTAAAGAAAGCTGTACTAAAGTTTTACCTAACCCAGTATCTAAAAAAACAGCACTACGACCTTTTAAAATAGCTTTTTCAATTACATATTTTTGAAAGTCAAATGCAATATCGGGGATATAATTTGCTTTAAATCCAAAATTACCTATTGAATGTTTTTTCGATTCTAAAAATTTTTGGTATTCATTCATAAATATAGTTTTAAGTTTTTCAAATATAACAATAAAATTAATATAAATATTATACTTTTGTTATTTATAATATTTCTAAATTATCTATTTTGTTTTAATAGTCTTTAAGTAAAAAAGGCAAAGCGTTTTTGTCTATATCAAATCTAAACTCATCAAAAGAATAGCCACGAGAATAAGGATTTGTAACCTTTATAATTCCGTTTTCTTCTCTTTCTAAGTCAATAACGCTTTCTGCTTTTTTAAGTACATAAGTACCCATATGCCCCAATGGCTTATTAGTTAATCCGCTTTTGTGTATTACTACGCAAATATGTATGTTATACTCATAAGTCCAACGTAAAAGATAATCAGCCACTTCGGAACTCATCACTAAATCGTTTGTGTTTTCTACCAAATCCGCAATGCCATCAATAAAAACTAACTTTACCACTTCTTTGCAAAATTCACTTTGTTTTTTTAGACAATTATCGATTAACAAAACTCTTTCTTTTGTTGGTAAATGTCTACAAGCAAACCCCTTAAAATTATCATAAGTTGCTCCAGCTATTTCGTGAGGTCTTCTAAATGTTCTTTGAGTGTAAAATTTACCCTGCTCGGTATCAAAGTCAAGTATAGAATAGTTTTTATCCCTATGACTTTTGATGTTTGGAAAATAGTTTGTAGCGTTTCCTCCAATGTAGCATCCACAAAAAGCGGATTTTAAAAATGTTTTTTTGCTTTTAGATGTGGCAACTATTGCACTAAATTCCCCAGCAGTCATAACGGCAGTAGGGTACATTTTATCTTTATAAGAATGCTCCCCGATAGACAAAAGAATTTCAGGACGTTCTATTTCTACTGACAAATCAATAAAGCAACTATCAAAGACTTTTTTAAAATCAAATTGACTTTCTGAATTATCGCTATTTATTTCATCAAAATTTAATTCTGCCATTACTTATAAAATTCAACTGTTTGTAATATTTCGGTTGCCGTGTTGTAAAAATTGTTATTTATAAAATCAGCAGAGTATTGCTCTTTTATTTGTTTAAAAATGTTTTTATGATGAACATCCCAAAATTCATTTTCTCTATTTGTTAATGCTTCAACATCATTAAATTCATTTTCAGGCACATCAATCGTTAATGTTTTGATATACTCGATTGTTTCAGTTGACTGTATTTTTACTTTTAACAATTCTAAATGATAACTAAGAGGTTGTTCTAAATCTTTGTTAAGTTGCTTAATTACGAAATCAATATCTTTTACATTTGAGTATTTTTCTTTAAGGTATAAAGCTAATAACTTAGCAAATATTTTATTGTCGGCAACAAAAGAAGTCTTATAAAAATCCAAACTTTCGTTTATAGTTTTTAAAGCATCGATATCCTCTTTGTATATCTGTTTACCTAACCTTTTAAAAGTATTAAAAATCCTTTTAATGGCTTTATCTGTTTGAAAACTCATATGCCTAATGGTGTTGGTTTAAATTCTTTTTTAACTAGTTCTTTGTTAGTTTGCTTTTTATACCAATCCGCTTCAAATCCGCTCCAACTTTTCTCAATACACTTTGTCAAAACTTCATTAATTGTATAGCCACTTAATTCAAATTGATTTTTAAAACGATTAAATGCAGTTTCGGTATTAGTTGCTCTTTTGTTTTTTCTAACTTTTAGCCAATCATCTACAAGTTGTTTTTCAGCACCTAAAGAAATTAAAGAATTAGAAAAATTAAAAGCTGGAGGCTTTGTATTTTCATATTCTACTTTCTCTTTTACTTCTACTTTCTCTTTTACTTCTACTTTCTCTTTTACTTGTTCGGCAGGGGGTGTTGTTACCCCTACAGTAGGGGGTTGCGTAGGGCATAAAATTGTTTTAGTTTTGTCTTCATATCCTTTAACTTGGCTATCAATGCTGTTTACTTGGCTTATGTATGCAAATTTAGCCATACCTTTCAAGTCAGTAGGCTTAATCCCTAAAAATTGACGGTCAAGTAATGCATCAATAAAAGCTACTTTGTCTTCTATGGCTTCCAATTCATTATAAACATCGTAGTATGAACGAAAAAAATTAAAACCTTTTCTTTTTGTGAGTTTCTGCATAGTGAGTTAAATTAAGAAATCCCATAAATCCACCGCTCACTACTTCGGTTTCATTATGGGATTAATATAATGCTTTTAAAAACGTAGTGAGTGTTACAATATTACAAAATCTTTTCCATTAAAACAAATAAATAATCAAAAATATTCCACTAAATATTCTAAAATTTCTTGTTTATCAAATAAAAACTTTTCGCAAATTACATTTAAAACATCGCTATAAAGTTTATTAAATTGCGTTTCATCCATATTTGAAAAAGATATACTTAATGCTTCTTTCTTTTGCGTTCCAGTATCTAAATCAAATATAATTTCGTAATGACCAGCGCAAATAATCAACTCTTTTCGTAAATGTTCTAAGTTGTTAAAAATGCTTTGATTTTGGTAGCAAAGATTAATTAAAGCAAAAAATTTACGATGAAATTTAGCGTTTCTTTTTTTAGTATATGTAACGGTAAAAGGTTCGTTTAATGGTAGTTGTTTAAATTTTTCTAAATCACTATCGAAGGCTGGTTTTAAAACCCCCGATAGTGTTTTGATTAAAGTAAGTTCCATTAGAAGGGGAGGTCATCGTGTTCCTCTTCTTTATAATTTGTAGCGGGTTCAAAAACTGGTTCATTTACTGTTATATTACTACCTTCCGTAAATTTTACAATTCTCCATCCTTGAATATCGTTAAAGTACTTTGTTTCGCCTTTAGGATTAACCCACTCACGCCCTCGCAAATTTATAGATACAGTTACATCATCCCCTACGTTAAAGTTGTTTAATAAATCGCATTTGTCTTGTACAAAACCAATGCTTATATGCTGTGGATATTGCTCGTCAGTTGTTACTACTAATTCACGTTTTTTAAAACTATCGCTTACTTGTTGAGTAGTTTCGATTACTTTTATTTTTCCTGATACTTCCATATTAATTGTTTAAAATTGTTTGTTTTCTATTAAATACTGCACAAATTCATCACGTAATTTTGTAGCCTCTTCAATTCTTTGTTTTATAAATTCAATCCTTTTTTCATCACGTTCAACTATGATTTCGTGCCACATTTCTTGACCATTAAAAATGATGTAATTAAAAAAATAACATCTTACTGAATTACTACATAACATTTGCATTTGCATTTGGTCTATGTAGTTTTGATCTATCGCCTCGTAACCTTTAGCAACTAATTTAAAAAACTTTTTATAACGAGGGCATTTAAATTCTGCTATTTCATTATCATCAACACAAGCATCAGGACTTGCGCCAGCATTTTCTCCAAAAGGAAAAAAGTAGCTTTCTTTAACTTCTTTAAATTCAAATTCTTTTAATTCTTTAAATTTTCTAAAAGCTAACGGCTCTAATTGAATGCCTCGAAGCATATCCGATGAAACAAAATTATCCTCTTCATCGTTACCATAAACTAATTCAACTGCATTTTCAAAAGCGTAATTTTCTCCAGTTAATCCTAATCCTTTAACCCCTAAAATTTCGCTAATGCGTGAGGCAGTAAAACGACCTTTTCGAGCATCAAACCATTCATCGCTACGTTGTTTGTTTTCCATATTCTAAATATTGATTATAAACATCATCTGTTAGCGTATAGATTTTTTCAATCTGTTCACGTGTTGCGTTGGCTTGTTTTGCTTTTTCAAAATTAGCACTTGTAAAAAGAGGCTTTGTGTTTATTTTTGGTTGAACTGGTCTAATTCTAACACCTTGAGTAGTGCCACCAGTAACTGCTTTTACGTTTTCATCAATGTATAATTCAACTACTACATTATTCCAATCTTCTACCATTGGACTTCCAGTAAATTGTCTTATAATTTTACCGTTTGTTGCATTAACAACTAATGGCTTAATAGGTTCTACAAAATAAGCTATGTTAGCATCAACTTTTTTACCAGCAACTTTAACTCCAAACTCTTGTTTGGTGTGCTTAATTGTAAAAATCAAATTACTACCTTGCTCGATTAAATCTTCTAAATCCGCACTGCCTAAATGGTCGGATTTAAATACATTTCTGTAATGGTGTTTTTTGTCTTTCATAATTCTAATTTAAGGTTATTTCTATATTATTTTCTTGAAACCAGCTAATAGCCGTTAGATATGCTTTTTGCAATAAAGCTAAGTCTCTTGCGTTTCTTATAGCAATTCTTACTTCTTTGCCTTTTCTACAATTTATATAGTGTTCTACTATTGAGATTTGTTGTTCAATAATAATCTTTAATTTACACAAAAATAAGCATTTAAGTATTTAGAAACAAACTAAATAGCGTTAAGTTTGCTTAATGGAATGTAATTCATTTTACTTTCTATAACTAAATTTAAATCCAAATCGCAAAATATATTCTTGCCTATTTTCTGAACATATTTTAAATGCAGTTGGGATTGTGTTAGTTTATTCACAATATATTGATGGTGGATTAATCCCTATGGCGTTGGCTCTGGAAGAACTTGGATACAAACATTACACGAGTTCTTTATTTGA